AACACCAATTGAAGAAACAAAAGCACCAAGCAAGACCGAACGATTCGCACAGTGGCTTATGACACGTGAAGAACGTCGAGCAGAGAAAGAATCGAACCTCGAGGGTCTTATCCGACTTAACGTGCTTGTGTCCTTTCTCACTCTCGGTTTGGTCGGTGGGTTCGAAACTGTACAGGTTGCTATCTCACTAATCCCTTACTTGGGTTGACATAGCATACAAGCTCGAACCCACATGAAGTTGTATTCACATCGTACGACTTCACCAGTTGTAAGACGTTGATTGTGCTTGCAGAAGTACGTCTGATCGCAGGCTTCACACTTCACGCACATTTATTTGACCTCCCAAGTCTTTGACAACGTGCGCAGCGCGAATTGCGAGGGTCGGTCAATCTAACCTCAAAGCACACTGGACATGGCCACCGCTTCATTCAATCACATCCAGTGCTAGACGCACATTACACTCTCGACATCGGATCATAATGCGAAATCCATACTGAAGCGGTTCTGTTGATAGATGTGGATGGCCACATTCACACAAAACATCAACAGCACCTTGATGAATTCTGGTGCGAGTCATTCAGAAGCCTCCAACGTCGGACAGTCAGCGGTCCAATGATTGCCAAAACAGTTCTTGCACATGTAGTTTCGAGGTGGTGCAGGCTTCACTTTCGGTTCACTTTCACCCGGTGAATACTTTCGCAACTGCATTCTAACCCAGTGGGAAAAGTTCTCACCGTCTTTGACCAATTGCTTGCGGATCGCATCGCTGACTTCGTCGAGGCTGATGGTACGGTTTGGCATCAATTACCCCTCCCATGGCCATGGTAATGATTGATATGCGCTACGAAGCGATCAATGAATTGTTTTGTTTGCATGTTTTGTCGACGTATTTTGCATGAGCAAAGCGGGCATTGTAATACTTCTCGCATATTATCTCCTAACAACCCTTAGTATAAGTACATACGCATGAGCGGAATGCCTATAGCCTATGGCTATACATAGGGGTGGGTGTGGTGAGGGTGAGTATCTTATGGCGTGCCACCAGTAGAGAAGATTAAGTGCTGCATGTGGGGTACTCTGTGTTGTCCGGGGGAACCGGTTTGGTACGTCATGCACAAAAACAACCCCCGGACACCCCCTAAGAGATGATTAGAATGGCTACAAAAAAGACATCGATGTTTACGCTTACCGAACGACTTACAATCAGTGCAGCTGCTACTGATACGTTTGCAACAATTGACCTCGGCAGTTACGTCGATGTTGGTGATCGCCAAGCACTTCAAATTCACAGTGTTGACTTTATCTTCCAAGGAACTGCACCAGGCGATGACCTTGTCTCAGACATTGGCGCTGGCAATGAAGTAAGTGTCCAAGTTACCGACCTAAACCGTGGCGGACTTGTTTTCGCCAACGACCGTGCTCTAGTTGCTTCTGGTCGATTGGCCCTTGATGGAAACGGTGGCGTGTTCAATGACTTCGACCTTTACCCGGATAACTTTGGCAAGGGTAGCGATGACGGACGTTACGTCGTTAACGATCAACTCTACATCACCGGATATTCAACCGGCATCGCTGCTAATCAAGCCTGCAACGTCACCGTTCGAGTGAACGCTTCCATTGTCACCTTGGGTGCAAAGGACTTCATGGCCATCGCAATCCAGTCAACAGCCGCCGACAACTGAGGTGGTTCTCCTGGTAAAAGTTGAAGGAACCCTTGAAGAACTCAAGGCTCTGTTTATTGAGAGTGCAAAACAAGAAGCACGAACCACAGCAAAGAAGGCTGGAAAGAAAGCAGTCAAGAAGGCTGTCAAGACTGTCTCACGTGCGCCCTCTGCATATAACAAATACATGAAGAAGGAACTCGCACGTCTGAAGAAGGCTCATCCGCGTATGACTCATCAAGCACGTTTCAAAAAGGCTGCAAAGTCGTGGAAGGGTGCAAAGAAGAAGAAGGGTGGTAAAAAATGAAGACGCTTACCAAGGAACATGGTTTTCTTTCTGTATCTCGAACAGGAGCGGAATGGGACTTAGATCCAACGCTTTCCCAAGGTTGGACCAAGGTAAGCAGCGGTGGCTTTGTGTCATCGACGTACTTTGATTTGGCAGGTATGTCCATGGATGAGAAGACGTTGTTTTTCGAAGCAGCTGGAACTCAGGAGTTGTTGAACCCACAGTTGTTTAACGTGGCACCAGGAGATTCAGTTGTTCTATGCGACATTATGACAAGCTCTTCTATGACCGATCAACAAGCAGTCTTTTTTGCTTTGTATGGAAACTTTGGCGGTTCTCAAACACAGCTAAGTTTTGATGAAACAATTTACGCACGCTGCCACGCATACTCTATTCACGTTGATACAGGTGCTTACGCCGGGACGACGTTAAACAGTGATAATCAACTTGGCTCGATGAAACCTACGGCCAGTGACAGAGTTTATTCTTACAGAGTTGCTCTTGTAGTTACAGTGGCTGCGGATCGCATGGACCTTACCGGATGTCGACACATCCTACAGGCCAAGGCTAAGGAAGAAGCCGACCATGAATACCTGATGCGACTTATGCGCTCGTATCAACTCCAACAAGAACCGGACGTTGATTGAGTTGCTAATGTTTGACATCTTCGATTTGCCTCGTAAAGTCAAGGGTTTGCCCCTATTCAAGGCTGCAAAATTTGGCGCACAACTTGGCGAGATTGTCGGCACATACGGCGGCGAACGTCGCATGAAGATTATCCAGGAGAAAGGAGCCGCTGGTGACTTGACCTCCGGGTTCACTCAAGAGTTGTTCGAGAGTGAAATCAAAGCGATCCGAATGGGCGCACAAATCTAATTGAGGAATTAAAATGTCTGAAGAAACACCAATTGAAGAAACAAAAGCACCAAGCAAGACCGAACGATTCGCACAGTGGCTTATGACACGTGAAGAACGTCGAGCAGAGAAAGAATCGAACCTCGAGGGTCTTATCCGACTTAACGT